GAAATTAATTGTATGTGATAAATGCGAAGCAGAATATAAATTACTCCACAACATGAATGAAGGTTATTATGTTGTAGAGTATTGTACTTTCTGTGGTGAGATTTTGAATGATGATGAGTTACAGGATGAAGTAGAGCTTGTGGGATATGAGGAAGAAGATTAAAGAAAGATATAATGATAAGTACTTTGATTCTATGTGGGATCATAAGGTAGTTGATTATGACCATAACCAATTTCCTTGGTATAATAGAATATTATCAGTTGTACAGGAAGTCAAACCTTCCTGTAAGTCTTTAGGTATTTTGCATAAAAGTTTTGATAGAAACGAAATAGTTCCTCTTAGAAAGAAGGTGGAGCAATTTGTCAGGACTAAGGAATTTTCTGGTTGGGTTGATGATTACTTACACCACATAATTCGTGATAGTATGAGCGACTACATGATACAGTCCACCCCTACACTCAATTTTGTATTACCAGATCAACAAAAACACGGCAGTCTATTAACTTTCCATACAGGACATTTAACCGCATATAATAATGGTATGAATACCATTTGGACTCCAGTATCTTCTGCATATAGTACTAACTCTATGCAAGTAGTATCATGGGAAGATTCTAAGAAACTCACGAATGATTTTATGGATCAGAAACTTTCAATGGCAGAAATGCAAAGAAGGTGTACAAAATTATCTTATCCAGTAGAGATAAGGCCTGGCCATGCTTGGTTATTCAATCAGGGTCACTGGCATGGTAATGTAAATAATACTACAGGTGTCACTCGTATAGGACTTGATATAAGAGCTATGTCCAAGGGAACAGACTACGGTTATCGCAAACCTGGCAGTTACTTTCGTTTCCCTGGCGATACGGTAGAAGTCCCGAAGGTTGACACAGATAGACGGTGGATAGTTTTCAATGATCCAGCTGGCGATTACATAGGAACAATGCCTTTTTATATTGCAAGAAGTTTTATAGAGAACTATGCAGATCAACTAGGGATCAAACCAGTGGGGTGGCATAACGAGTATACGATGACTGATTGGAATCCACACCTAGAGTTCTTTATGAATGAGACAGAGGTACAAGGTATTGCATTGCTCAGTATGCATGGATTGAGTAGTCCTATAAATAGAAGGATGGAGTTATTTGAATTATGTGTAGACAAAGACATTCACGTATTATTCTGTGATGAAAACTTTCTGTTGGATTCCAGAGAAGGGTTAGGTTATATAAAAAAATGTCTAGAATTTTCGAACCAGTAAAAATAGATATGGATACAAGTGTTTTCTTTAACGTCAAGTGGGAAGACTATCGGTGTTCCTGTATCCAACACCAGAAGGTTGAACAAACAGATTTGCATCCAGATAATAAAATGCCTGAGTCTCTTGTTCTTGATAATACCGCTATCCACCAAAAGTTTTTTGGTAGGGGTGAGGTTAATTATGAACTACTAGGAAAACAGACAGGAATTGGTGTGGTATCAGTTTCTGTAATCAAACAGGAGCCTGGCAACATTATACCCAAACATAAGGATATGTTCTTTAAGATCAAGGAACAGTTTCCAAAATCAAATGCAGAATTGGTACGTGCGAATATATTCCTAGAAGATTGGAAATCAGGACACTACTTGGAGTTTGATGAACAACCCCAATACCATTGGAAAGCAAATGAAGGTTATTTGATTAATGATCAAGTGATACATCTATCTGCAAACGCAGGCCTTGAAGATAAGTACACACTACAAATATCAGGATTTTATAATGACAGTGCGATACACGAATCTACCAGACAATAAAGATAAACCATTTGGTGGTGCATATAGTGTTCATGATGATGAGACTGTTGCAGAGATGGATAATCTTATATATGAATTTACTCAAGAAGATCATAACCATGATGCAATTCGTGAGAGCTTCATAGAAACTTATAAGTGGTGGATGCCATCTACCCACAACCTCATAGGTATAGAAAAATATACTGAGGGGTGTTTCACTCAAGGGACAACTGAATCCTTTGCACAATTCTACATCCGATACAGAAATCATAAGAGACTACGACTTGCAAAGGGTGAGTACTTCTATCACCAGATGATGCGTGGTTTGTGGTATGAGGATAGTTTTGCATGGTTAGATGAAGATGATATACGAGATGGGGATGTAGTTCTTCTTAGTGTACCATTTTCTGATACTGGTGATGTGCCATATGCTCTAGATGAGTTGTTAGATGAGTGCGATAAGAATAATGTTCATGTCATGCTTGACCTTGCATATATCAATCTTGCAGTAGACCTAGAGATAAATTTAGAACATCCTTGTATTCAATACGTAGTGTCTTCTCTTTCCAAAGTATTTCCTGTAGAGAATTTGAGAATAGGTATTCGATTGCAGAGAGAGAAATTTGAGGATCAACTTTACGTTGTCAATGAGCCAGGATATAACTACATAAATCTACTTAGTGCGTATGTGGGTAAAGAGATGATGCTAGAGTTTCCAGCAGATTTTATCTACGATAAGTATGCAGAAGACCAAGAAGTGTATTGTAAATACTTTGATTTGGTAAAGTCATCATGTGTGTATTTTGGAATAGATCATAATAATAAGTATCCAGAATATAGTAGAGGTAATGAAACAAATAGATTATGTTTTTCTAGAATATGGGACGGTAGGCAATATGATAACTTCAGGATGTAGTTTTACAGAAAGTATAAGACCTAATCAAGAAAAATCATGGGCAGACTATCTTGCAGAAAAACTAGGAAAGAAACTCACAAACTATGGTAAGGGTGGAGCTGGTAATGAGTATATTTATAATAGTGTTGTAGATAATTTAGATACTGATTTAGTAGTAGTTATGTGGTCTTGTTTTGATAGGTGGTCTTTCGATTGGGGTTGTTTTCAATTACCATATTTAATAGAAGATGGCGGTAGTATGCCAAGGAAAGATGAATTGGTAAACACCTCTACAGGAGAGTTTGAAAATACATATGTAGCGGATGAGAATATAGCAGAACTATCTAAAGTGATGTTAAAAAATAATCTATATAATAGTGAATATCAAATAAAGAAAACACTACGTTGGATGGTATCTTTGCAACATATATGTGAACAAAAGAATATATCCTTAATTCAATGTTTGGGGTTTACGGAAGGCGAGGGTTCCGGGCCCGGAGCAACGGACTATGACTTGTCTAAAACTGCTCTTGATTATAAACCATTTTATGAGTTGGAGCATAAATCTCTGGGATGGCCGTTTGTTAATCGCATAGGAGGATTTACTATAATGGATAAATTACATAAAGATATGTTTGTATCTAATTTTGATAGACATCCTAATGACAAGGGTCATAAGTATATTAGTGAGATTATCTACGATGAATATAAAATGTAGTAATGATTGGAGCCAACTCAAAGAAATTATAGTTGGGACTGCAAAGGGTTATAGAATCCCTGAGTTAAATAGAAGTTTCAAGAGTTGTCAGTTTCCAGAGTACGATGAAAAAGATATACAAATCGGCCCCTATCCTGATTGGGTGATCAAAGAGGCAGAAGAAGATTTAGATAAACTTGCTGCAACTCTATCTGTTCATGGTATCATAGTCCATAGACCTGATACTACTTATAATCATCCTGATAACTGGCATCATTATTCTCCAAGGGACTGTACTTTGATTGTAGGAGATACGATCATAGAAACTCCATCACCTATCCTTAATAGACAGTATGAGACATGGGGGTATCGAAATATCTTCAATAGTTTACATGAGAGGGGTTATAAGTGGATCAAAGCACCCACACCTATACTTTTCGATGAGGACTTTAAGGAAGATGTAAAGGGAGTTCCATCTCTTAATAATGAGGAGATTCTATTTGAGGCTGCAAACTGTATTCGTGTAAACGATGATATTCTATTTCAAGTTAGTAATACTGGTAATGAAAAGGGCGCAAGGTGGTTACAGGATGTTTTGGGTGACAAGTATAAGGTGCATCTATGCGAGAACCTTTATTCATATGCACATCTAGACAGCACGATAATACCATTGCGTGAAGGTTTAGTTATGTATAATGCAAGTAGAGTGAATGAGGATAACGAACCAGAACTGTTTAAGTCATGGGATAAGATATGGATACAGGAGTGTAGAAGTAATCCTAGACAAACTAATCTGCCTTGGGGTGCAAGTGAGTGGATAGGAATGAACATGCTGAGTATTGATAAACATCTTGCAGTAGTAGACAAAAAACAGACAGAGATGATAGATAAACTAAAAGAATATTATATAGATGTCATTCCCCTAGAACTTAGACATGATAGACTACTCGCTGGTGGATTTCACTGTGTGACACTGGATTTAGTTAGAGATGGTTAACTTTATATTAACGCCCGCTAATATAGCAAAAAGTCTTGTTGACCCACAAATAATTATTCATTACTGGTTTAAGAAAAATTCTATAGATGTTAATCTAATGACTTTAGATCAAGCAATAGATTCTGGGGAGAATTTTGTTTACACTTTATATCCCATAGAGCCTTGGGATATATCTGAACATATTAAAAAATTTAGTACTGAATTAGTTGTTTGTATTAACTCTGGAAGATGTAATCTTGTTGTAAATGATGCAATAGAAGGACATATATGGTTGAAAAATAATATTAAAATCTTTATAGATTCTTTAAAAGAGGAAGTTATTGATCCATCAAAAGTTATTGTTCTCTCTCAAAGTTGGAGTTATATCTATAACGATATGCCTTTTCGAATGGTACATTGGTCATGGCATGAAAGTGTTATGTCAGAAAATGCAAAACCAATAGATGTACCAAGACATAATTTTGCAAAGAAATTTCTTTGTCTTAATCTTTATAATAAACAGGATAGATTTTATTTTATCTATCAGATGTATAAAAATAATCTGTTAGAGGAATTTAATTTTAGTTATAGTAAGGTTACAAGTGAAGATGATTTTGATATATGGAATATTTGGCCATGGACTGATGATATAACAGAGTTTTCAAAAACCACACCACACATTTATGATAATATAGAAGGCCCATATTTTACATTTATAGAAATTAATCCTAAACATCGTCAAGATAATTACATATACGTTGTTACTGAAAGTGTTTTTAATGATAACAGACCATATGATTCTTCTGATGGAATGACTAGAGATACCAGTGAGAAGACTTGGAAACCTATTGCACTAAAGATGCCTTTCATAATGTCACACCAACCCTTTGCATTGAAACGACTAAGAGATATAGGATATAAAACATTTCATACCATATGGGATGAGAGTTATGATGAGATTATAGATTGTAATAAAAGAATGACTGCCATAGTAGACTTAGTGAAGTCACTAAATAGTAGAGAAGATTTTGTTGATATGATAGAATCTTGTGATGATATTGTAGAACATAACTTTAAAATGTTAAAGTTGCGAAGTCCAGAACAGGACATGATAAGAGAAGTGGGGAGTTTTCTTAATATAAAATGAAATATAAAATAACAACTATGTTACGTAGTGGTATTAAAGACAATGCTGGTACTGCTGTTACAAATACTTTAAACCGAATTAACTTTGATACCGTAACAGCTGTACGCATAGGTAAAGTTTTTTATATAGATACAACTGATGATATAAATGATATGATAAAATCTATTATAAATCCTGTTATGGAAGACTATACAATTGAAGAGCTAGCTTAAGTGACTTGGCACTATAGGGGTGAACCATTTACAAGTGAGATGATTAAAGACTATCTTGGCTTTGTATATATAGTAACTGACAAAAGAAATGGTAAAGACTATATTGGCAAAAAAGGTTTAATGTCAAAAAGAAAATTACCTCCACTGAAGGGTGCAAAAAGAAAACGCACTAAGATAGTGGAGACTGATTGGAAAACTTATTGCGGCTCAAGTGAAGAAGTAAAGTTATTAGTAGAAGAACACGGATTAGAATTGTTTGATAGAGAAATAGTTAGACTGTGTAAGTCAAAGGGTGAACTAAATTACTATGAAGCAAAACTTCAGTTTGATACAGATTGTCTATTAAAACCAGATGAATACTATAATGCATTTATCGGTTGTAAAATAAGTCGATCCCACCTATCTAAAATATTAAAAAGTGATTCATAGTATTTTATTAAGAACCTCTTAAAATAGTATTTCTATGTATAAATATACATAGAAAGAAGGAATGATATGAAGATCAAAGCAATAGTTTTCGCTTTGGTGATGTTATTGCCATCTATAGTATTTGCGGCAGATACGAATACCAACTCTACCGTTGTGACCGACAAAGCACCACCAACAGCATCAGCACCATCATTAGTCATTAACAATAGTGACGTTTGTAAGAGTGCAGCCAGTGCAGCAATCCAAACTCAAATACTTGGATTTGCATCAGGTATAACTGTGACTGATGAGAACTGTGAGAGGCTTAAACTCTCACGTGGACTTTACGGTATGGGCATGAAGGTTGCCGCTGTAAGTATGTTGTGTCAGGACGCAAGAGTTTTTGATGCTATGTGGATGGCAGGAACACCATGCCCCTATAATGGTTCTATTGGCGATACTGCAAAAAATAATTGGGAGAAGTTTCCTGATGAAGCACCGTCAGATAGTATAGTGTTCAAAAAAAAACAGATAAATCAGGAATTGAATCAGGAATAGAGAATAACGATGAAGAAATCACCGATGATCTATACAGTTCTCCAGATGATTACTCAGATGAAGAACGGATTACAGAAGCTCCAAGTTCAGGCGTCTATATCGCCGGCACTGTTGTTGTCGGGGTTATTGGTATGTTCTTTGGTATTCCTCCATTCCTCTTATT